ACAGCGAACGCCCAGTTGTGCGGGTCGTAGACGGTCAGGCTGGTGAAGCGGTTTGATTCCTGATAAGCCGCCGTTTTCCGGTCGAAGTTCCAGAGCGTCGCCGTCGCGCTTTGCCCAGGGTAGAGCGTAGTCTGGCATTTGACGTACTCGATACCGAGGCCCGACGAATCCCGAGCGACTGCCTGGCGTAAAGCCGCCACCTCGTTCTTAAGCTGGTAAACCATTCGGCCCAGCTCTCGGGCTGTTCTATCGTCGAACGTATTGGTCATGGATTCACCGAAAGGGAGAACTTGCGGTCGGTCGGCAGGTTCAGCGTTGAGATGGTGACGCCGTCAGGGTCCGTCATTACGGATCCGCTGGACTGCCCCAAAACGTTGAGCGTCGTAATTGTCCGCGAAGCCTTCGAGGCGCTTGCGTTAATCGTCCCACCGTAAAGATTGGCCGTCGTAATCGTGCCGGTCGATTCGGGCTGAATCGTTCCGCCGTAAACGTTGAGCGTTCCAATAGTGCCGGTGCCGACCGTTCGGACGCTTCCGCCGTTTAACTCGGTTGTCGTCGTTGAGCATTGCTGGCGAACCGTTCCGCCGGTCAGATAGAGCGTCGTCACCGTCGCGTTCTCGCCCAGCCAGACGTCGCCATCCAGAACTTTAACCGTCGTTGCCGTAGCGGATTGTGCGGCGTCTAGAGCGACGCCGACGGATCCGCCGTTGATAACAAGTGTCGACAATGCCGAGCCGATAACGTTTAACGCTCGCTGCCCGCTCGTGGCTCCACCGCTCGAGTTAACAATCGGCGAAACGCTTGAGCTGCCCAGGTTGATAAACTGTTGGCCGCCGAGCAGGTCAAACCGAACCTCGCCGCTCACGCCTATTTGGAGATATCCCGTCGAGCTTCCAACGTCCTGGTCGAAATCTTCGAAGACCAGGCTCGCCAGGGTGACGGCACTCTGGTTAAGTCCGGCCGTTATCTTTGCGGAGCCAGAGGGAATAACGACGTCATCTGTTGAAACGGGAACCGAGCCCTCGAGCCAGTTTCCAGAAACGCTCCAATCGTAGGGCGTCGTTGCGTCGTTACCATCCCAAGTTCGAACTGCCATTGTTATTTTTCCTCGTTAGAACAGAACGCCAGGTTTTAGGATGGCGAAGTTGTTAAAGTCCCGCTCACTCTCGGCGTCAATCCAGTAGTTATAGAAAACCGACTTTGAATCTTTAGTTCCAGTCACTCGCGATTTGCGTAAAACGTCGCCCTCGGCATTGAGCAAAACTGGATTTTGTAATGGAGCGCCGCGTTCGTCCCGCAAGACCTCAGTTTCTGGATTGCTATTATTAACGCGGTCGTTAAACGACCCGGAATCGGCGAGCCTGGCGTAACCTTCGTCAAGGTCTTTGATTAGGTGCAACCCGTAATCGACAACAAACTCAACTTGTGTCTGGACAAGGTTAAACTCAGAGTTTCGTTCCATCCGTCCGACGCTGACATTTGAGATAAGCAGTGCGTGCTTTGTAAAGTTACGCCTGAAACGTCCGCCACCTGCCGGCGGGCCTTGAATAACAAAGTCATCCGCGTTGATTTTTCCGACCATAGAAGCGAGGCTTGTAAAATTCGCATTAACCTCAGCGAACGACAGATTTCCGCTTAACCGGATAACTGGGAAGCCGATTTCCTTCTCTGGTGCCGGAACTTTGGGAACAAAAGCGGAAGAGCAAATCGGGCCGGTGAACTTGCCGCCATGATAAAGGTTAAACGAGTTTGCACCATGGATTGCCTCGCTGTTGTCGGGGAAGACTTTAACCGTTCGAATCCATTTGGCTCGGTTTACAATTTCGCGTTTCGTTTGATAAACAATCTCGAGGTAGGGCGTCGTGAACGTTGAGCCGCCATCATCAGTATCCGGTTCGTCTGTAGTTCCAGGTTCGTCGCCTCCGCCTCCGTCGCCACCTTCAGGCTTCTTGCCTTTTTCTTTGGTAGTATCAAACGAACACTCAACCCGCCAAAGGCCGCCGCTGCCACTTGCAGCAGCGTTGGTTCTGCGTCCACCTTTTACCGATATGCTTTTAAGTGTTGCAGCTGGGTTACGGTCGTTGCCAAAGCTGTATTGTTTGCCCAGTCGAAAAAACGGGTTACGGCGAATAGTGTCGGGGCCGTCCAGGTGCGAGTCGGTGTAGACCTGATACTCGACAGAGCAAGCATAATTTTCTCGGTCGAAAGTACCGCTTAGAAAAGCGTGCTCTTTGATGTTGGTTATTGCCATGCTAAAACGCGCTCACTTCGTTGATTTGAACTGGTGGGTTATCGGCTATCTCTTCTGTGTTTTCGACGATGCGTTCTAAGAGGGCTTCTTGTTTCTCGAGAGCTCGTAACGATGCCCGCTGAAAAGTTGCCTCTTGCGGGTTTCTCTGGAACTTGATGATAGATTCAAACGCCGACTGCGAACCCTGGCCCGTGATGCTGTCAAAGCTGCGTTGAGTCTTTTTGAGGTTGGCGTTGATTTCTTCGATTTCGCTTCGAACCTGGCTAAGTCGCTCACGAGCCTTTGCGGCGTTCTTCGCGGCAGAGTTGCCGACCTCCGGCAGCGCTCCGCTGGCGACTTGCTCGGCGCCTTGCTCAAGGTCTGCCACTGTCGAATTTAGGTCGTCCATTGCGTAAGCCACGCCAGCAACAGCCACGCCAGCAACGACGGCACTGGCGGCTAAGACGGCCCAACCTTTCGGTCCGCTTAACGCCTGCTGGATAACTTGGGCTGTCGCCAACGCGCGATAGGCTCCAATCAGCATTTTGAAAATGCCAATTACCTTCGGGATAATCATGAGCGCGCCGAGAAACGCCGTAGAGAAAAGGCCGATATTAACGACAAGGGTTCGCGTTCCAGAGTCGAGCGAAGTAAACGTATTCGACAACTTCGTTAACAGCGGTGTTATTACGCTCGCCAGCTGTGTTGCGATACCTTGGAAAACTTTGCTAAGTCGGTTCATCGCATCCGTAAAGTCGGCGGCCGCTTTCGCGTCCTCCTCGCTCATGACAATCCCGAGGCGTTTTGCCTCTGCCATCAACTGCTCAATGCCCGCTTCGCCTTGTCGCAACATTGGTAAAAGCTGTGTCCCGCTTCTTCCAAAAAGCTCCATGGCAAGAGCTGCCTGGCGAGATGGGTCTTCAACACTTGCTATGGCTTTCGCCATTTCTAAAAACTGCTGCTCCGGTGAAAGCGTCTTCAGCTCGTTGATGTTGAGGCCGAGCATCTGTAATGTCTTGGCTGCCGTCGTCGAGCCTTGCTGGACGTCCAGGAGCACTCGTTGCATGTTACGGATGCCAGTCTCGACAGTCTCAATGCTGGCTCCAGATTGCTCCGCCGCGAACTTCAAACCTGACAACGCTTCAACAGAGACGCCGGTTCGTTGGCTCATCTTGTCGAACATGTCGCCGAGGTCGGCGAAGTCGTTAACCATTCCTCGAATGGCATAGATGCTAAACGCCCCAGCAATACCCGCCGCAATATTACTAGCAACGCCCTGGAACCTTCTCAAGTCTTTTTGGGCGCGATTCAAACCGGCAGACATGCCGCCAGTTCGAGCTACCACGTTAACCGCAAGTTCACCGATTAGAGCCATAACGAGCCGCCGCCATCTTTTGGAATTGTTCCGGGGTCAAACGTTGTTTGTTGAAGTCTTCCGGGTCAATGCTCAGGTAAGCCGCCCATTCGATAATCTGGTCAAATGTCATCGCCTCGAGCAGGTCGTCCACGTTTAAGAAACCGAGCTTCTCAGCTAACTGGTAAGCAAAGTATCGAATCGGGCGGGCCTTTAGTTTTTTGCTGAATCCTCAACCGCGAGCTGGTCAATGCGGTTATGCTTCTGGGCTGCCATGCCAAGTTTGACAAGTAAGCCGAACTCGAGTTCGGCAAGTTGCTTTTCTTCTTCTTCGGTCGTAATCAAACGAGCTCCGGCTTCGTCAACCAGGCACAAAGAAAGCAGTCCAGATAGCTGGTCGACGCTGTCGTTGTTCAACTCCTGGTCGGCAAACCTACTGGCAAAGATTGACATCTCGCGACCGTTTAGCGATTGCAGTCGAAACGAGGTTTCAAGCTCTGGTGCTTCAACGTCCAGGTAACGTCGCTTGCAGCTTTGAAGCAGCTTTTCCTTATTCGCTATCGCCATCGTCTTTGGGCTCCTCGGATAAATGGTTAACGCTACTGACTTCGGGAGTCTTCCCAAGCTCGGCAGCAACGAAGTCTTGTAGCTCGCTCGTGAAAATATCGGGGAACGCCTGCAAAAGCTGAACGTTGCCCGAAGCTAAGTTGAGATAACCGCACAGGTAAAACAGGCCGTCGTCTTCGTCACGAACTCGGATTGCTTTAACGTCTTTAATGACCGGAACGAGTACCCCGCGCACCTTTTGGCGCGCTGGGTGGTCGTCCAGTTGGAAAGTAAAGTTAGCCATCTTCCTCAACTGCCTGCTGTGTAGGTCGGCCCTGTGTTGCCATCCCACTTGATGGTTGCCGTCCCTCGCATGATTTCGCCGTTAGATGCTGTGCCACTTGTGGCCGCTGTCAAAAAGCCAGTACCTGCCAGCGTTGCGTTTGTTGTTTCGCCACTTAAAAGCGGGAAAGTAATCGTGATGGTTTCCGCCGCTCCGCTGATGGGCGGGAAAGTTCCGAAGCTCGGGTTCCATTCGAACTCAATCTCCGCTTCGCCACCATCAACCAGGGCGTCTGGGATGAACTCTTTAAAGCCACTGGTTCCGAGGTAGGTTGTCTCGAGGGCTTCGCGAGTTTGCGTCGAACCTCCAATGCTGTAGACGTTCGCGCTGAAGCTCGACGTCCCGAACGCTATGGTCGTTCCATTTCCAGTCAATGCCATTGTCTAACCCCTATAAAGCGGTTTCCGTAAAATAGACCTCGTAATCGCTCATTAACTGGTATAAGCCAACATCATTGGCATGAGCGGGAGCGTCGTAAAAGTCACTATGATTTGTCGCTCGCACCGAAGTAATCTTGACGCCGCTTACCGTCCCCTGGTAAGCCTCCAGGCTTTCTCGGACGGCATCGCGGACCTGTTCGGCTCCAGCGTAAGTGGTGCCGACGCAATCCAGCTGGACCGTAGCAACAGCCAGCCCAGTTGTTCCGCCCAGGTGCGGGTCACTGTTTCCGGTGATGCGTTGATATCTAATCGCCGGCAGAGTCACGCCCTGCGGCAGCGTTAACGGATAAATCCTCGAGCCAACCAGTGCGGTAACGGCCGCATCACTAACGAGCTTTAGCCTCAATGTTTTGCCGATGTCGCTCATGGTTTAGCCCGCCTTTACCTTTACGCCTCGGCTGTCAATCTTGCCATGGAACAACTGCGAAGCCGTTTCGTCGATGACGCGGGAAAGCTCGTTTCGAAAAACGTACCGCACCTGTTCGGCCGCTGCGTCTTTGGCTTTGCGAAGGTAAGCCTTCGCCGGGATGTTGCGTTTCGCGCTGCCGTATTCCAAAACCGCTGGATAGTATCCGCGGTCGTCCGGGTCGATGCCGAGCGTGTCGCGGGTCGGCGTTCGCACTGACGCCCCCAGCAATCCACGGCGTTTACGTTTACCTTGACCGACTGCCCTAACCTTCATGTTCTTTTGAAGCTTGCCAGTGTCGACAGGAACCAAGGCTCGGGCTTTTTCAAGAACTGGTTTCGTCGCTTTCCGCAGAACCTTCCGCAAGATTTTCTTTTGCAGGATAGGTTCAAAACCCTTGAGGGCTTTTATCGTCTGCTGTAGACCTTCGATGCCGACAAGCATCTCAACGCCCATTCCGCCGGCACTGGCCGATTCAACAAACGAGCCAGGCGTTCCAGAGGCGAAGCGTCTGCCGGTATGCCGACTTGCGGCGTTTTTCATAAAGCCCATTAGACGGCCTCCCTAACTGCTTCAATCACAAGCAGGCGTCCCATTGAATCCGGGTCGACCGCGCTTTTGATGTTGTATATGGAGCCGTCGCTGGCTTTAAGTCTGTAAAGCGGCGTAATGTCGCTAGCGTATCGCGTCTTAATCAATGCGGTAACGTCATCATCGACGTTGCCGTTGCGGATAAACTCTCGCGAGCTTTTCGGGATTACCTGGGCTCGGATGTTCCGTTCGTCTGTCCATGATTCGACCGGCTGCCCGTTGTCGTCTTGGGTCGGCGTGTTTTTCTGCAACGTCAAAACGCTGCGGAACATTTCACGCGCAACAACTGTTTTGCCGTATCCGCCACCTCTTAGCATCAGGGATACTCCGAAACACACGCGGCTTGAACAATCGAACGGTAGGCTTCAACGATAGGCGAAGTCGTGCCAAACATCGGCCGCCCGTCGTAGAGCATTTCCACTTGTAACAAGACTGCCTGCCGCAGCTCGGCCGGAACGTCGGTTGCCGCGTCGCCGTAGCCGGCAACATAAGTAACCGTAATACCTCGCTTCTCGAGCCGAATCTCAGGCCAATCGTCGCCGAATACCGGACAAATCAAGCCTGGCTCGTCGTCAGTGAATACGTCGTATTCACTGGCAGACCAGGTTGTGGTTCCGCCGCCGTCCGGCACATAGGTAATGCTCGTTACCGATTGAAGCGGCGAATACGGCAAGCGAATCGCCTTCTTCGGAAACTCGTCGAGCTTCAGCCGCCAGGTTTGCGTAATCAACGCTCGCCGCGTATCGCGTTCAACCGCCTGGCGTGCTGCGACAATGTTCGCCGCCAGGATGGTGTCGTCATCGTTAGTTGATATCCGCAGTTGGTCGCGGGCTTCGCTTAGGCTTACGGGTTCGACCGCCGGAGCGACTGTTCTTTTTAGGCTGTACTTCTGGGCCATCGTCGACAAGCTCCGCAACGCCTCGACGGATCCAAAGCTCCGCAGCGCCTTTTATGGTTGTCATTTGGAAGTCTTTGGGATAACCCCCAAACGATTTCAAAAACCGAATGTTAACTAGCATGAGAAAAAGCCGGGGCCGTTAAGCCCCGGCCTCCTGTTCAATCATTAAGAAGCGGCGGTTTTAATACCGGCGAACGCTCCAGTTGAGCTCGCCCCTGGTGCTTCATGAACAGCCAGGTCATAACGAGCGGTTAGACGCAAGGTCATAACGTCAAGGTTGAAAGCGTAGTCGGCCGAGCTTGCAATCTCGACGCCTTGACGGTCGCCCATCACAACGCCAGCGTTAAAGTTGCCGAAGAAGACGCCGAACTTGCTGGCCGCACTGGCTGGCATGTGGTCGGAGAAGTAAATCGGATACCCGAACAACGCCGGACGCTGTCCGCCGCTGATGCTGTCAACGGTATTTCCGCCACCAGCATAGACGAGCTTTTGGATAACTTCGGCGAACGTGCTGCGTCGCATAATCCAAGCCATATTGGGTTCGACCCAGAACTTGTCCGCGACTTTGCTAACGCAACTGTGCAGGTCCGCCAAAGTGATTGACGAGAAGCCGGTTTCGCCACTATCAAGAGTTACCGTTCCGCCAGCTGCACAGGAGCTGACCAGGCCGGTTTCGCCGCCATAGGTTGACGTTCCATCACCGTTGATAAACTCGTTGTCCGCTTGATAAGCGAGAGCGTGTCCAGCGTCGGCAGCTACGTCGTCCATCACGTTAACCAGGCTGTCCGCAATCAACTCATTCGAGATTTGAGTCATCACGGCCCGCTTAACGGCGGTCAACTGTACGAGGCCGTAGGTTTTATCGCTGGCGGTAATGGCCGAAGCCTCGCCAGGATAGTAAACCGTTTGACCACTAGACCGCTTGGGCAAATCGAACGAGTCGCTAGGCATTACAACTCGCTGAGCGAGTTGCGGAGCAATACCGGCATTTTCGCGAGCGTTGATAACTGCCGCTGCGAGTGAGTCAGGCGTCAAGTTACCACCAGCGGAGCCAGTGCCTTCAGTTTGCACCGCATAGATGCCCTTGTCGTTCATCTCCTGGCGTGCTGCCTGGCGGACGTCTTCGCTCTTGGAAAAGTTAGCCTTGAACCAGACGCCGGCGTTGTAGGCATCTTGAGCGTTGGCAAAAGCCTTGAGCCGTCCAGCAAACTTGCAAGGTTTAGCGTAAACCTTGGGAGCTTCGGCGACGGGCTCGGGCTTCTCTTTAATCTGAGCTTCGATTTTCTCGAGCTTTTCGGCTTGCTCGACCTTCGCCCAGAGTCCGCTTTTCGCTTCGCCGTCCAGGCCATCGCTGCCGATTTCGGCCAGGTAAGCGTCAAACTGCTTCGACTCTTCGGCGTTAAACTCTCGCTCTTCAGTTTTGACGAGTTCGCCCAGTGCTTGAGCTTTGGCGTAGAGGTCGGCGATATCTTCGCGGATTTGCTTGGAGGATTTCATTTTGTGCCTCGAGAGAAATGGTTGGATTTCGTCGAAGCCAAAAACGAAAAAAGCGGCCTCGACCAAGTGGTTGACTTGGCAGACGGCCGCTTTTTAGAAGCCTTAGCAAAGTTGAAACTTCGGGGCATTGCGCCGAAGCGGAACCTTTATAGACGCAAATGCGTCTTTTTGTCAAATAGAAATAACTCGCCTTTTAAGTTGAATCAGGGGCAGACCAGGTGCGGCGAGTTTGGGTTTCTCGACGGGTTCAGCCGCTGGCGTTTCCGCTTCGGCTTTCGGCCGGCGTTTATTCGACCTGAGAACTTCGTCCGCGAGCTTTGCCTCAACCGCTTCATCCGGCCCGAAGTAGCTGTCCTGGTTCATGATTTCACGCCAGGTCGCAGCTCGTCGTCCAGTCCTGGCCGCATAGACGCCGGCAATCTGGGCGTCGATTTTCTCGAGCACCTCGGCAATCTCTCGCAACACCTGCTCGTTGCCCATCGCCACAGTCCAGGCGTCGTGAATCATAATCTGTGACGTTTCGGCCATTTTGATAGAGTCGCCAGCCATTGCGATAATGCTGGCCGCACTGGCCGCTATCCCGTCAATGACAACATCGACGCCGCCGTTGTGCTGAACGAGTTGGTTATAGATGGCGATTCCGTCGAAGACGTCGCCACCAGGTGAGTTAATGCGGACGGTAATCTTTTTGCCGCTGACCTGGGCGAGCTGCTCGGAGAACTGAAGCGCCGAAATACCCTCGCCGCTCATCCAATCAAAGCCAATTTGCTCGTAGATGTAAAGTTCTGGCGAGTCGGTTTCCAAGTTCTTCCATTCGATGCCGCCGCGTTCATGATTGGACGTCGACAACGCGCGGGCCGCTTTCTCGCTCAAGCCGTAATCGGAAAGCGTGTTGATGCGGTTTATGAATACGTTTTCCATGTTTTAGCCTTCCAGGTTTGAAATAAAGTTTTCAACTCGGGTAATTGTCCAGTTCTTGCAAGTCTCGCGAATCTCGCCGGGCAGTAAATCACGCGGCGTACCGTTCGCCAGAATGGCCGTGACGGCCTCCAAGCTCTGGCTACAGTAATCGTCGACCAAGTCTTCCAGGTCGCGTGAGAATCGAAGCCCGACGCTTTCGCACGCTGCCAGGCAGGGCCGCAAGCCCTCAACGACTTTTGGATTCCAGCTTTCGTAATAGTTCGTCATGGATGCCCATACGTTATTTGCCGTCTTAGCGAGCCTCTGAAGCTGCGAGACTTCGGTTCGAACGAAATGCCGTAGACGGTCGGCGACAAGCTCTCGGTGAGCCTGGGCGGCCGTCTCGTCGATGCCTGCGGGTTCTTCTGCTGCGGGTGGTGCCTCTTGCTGTGAACCGCTGGACGTTGCTGGGTTTTCGAACGTGTCGCCGCCCTCGATGGTTGGCAGGTTTAATTTTTTGCGGGCTTCGTTCTGGCTGATAATCATCGCCGAGCGAAGCTGGACGGCTGTTGCCGTTTGCGTCGTAAAGTCGCCTTGGATTAAAGCGTCGACGTTATGCTCAGCGTACCAGTCGGCGTCGAGCTCACGTTCTGTCATCAGCTTTGATTCGACCTCGGCCTCCCAGGCCTTAAACCAACGCATCAGCGTCCCGGCAACGTATGACCGCTCCTCGGCTTCCAGTGAGTTGTACGCCACTCGTGACGAGTCGCCGAGCTTGTGCGGAGGTAATCCAAACCAAGCGGCAACCTCAATTCGCTGAAACGCCCTGGATTGCAACCACTGAGCGTCTGCGTTACTGATTGCCAACGGCATGACCTCGAGGCCGCCGGCCGCCAAGGCCGGACGGCCCACGCCGTCTGCTCCGTTGTGCCTGGCTTCGAAGCTGTCCAGGAGTGCGTCGGCTTGTTGCTTGTCGAGGCGGGCCGCTGTCTTTAGCACAATATTCGGCCTAGCACCTTTCGAGAAATGCTTGTTGCCGTGTTTCTCGGCTGCGAGTCCCATTCCCCAGCTGTTACTTGCCAGCTTGATGATTGAATGGCCTTGAATACCATCGTCACCAAGCCCGCGAACATGGAACACGTCGTCATTTGGCAGAGTTTCCGTCGCTCCGGTTTTGTGCGTGAACTCGTAAACCAGGCGTCCATCGGTCAAAAGCTTTGGCTTTACATCTCGCGCCGCCATAATCTCGAGGCCGTATGGGCGGGCCAGGCGGTCCCTGTGAATCCGAGCGTATCCGTTGCCATGCAGCAGCGCGTGACTCATTAGCGTTTGTCTGAACGTAAACGACGGCTGATATGGGCTCGAGCGTCGATTCAGCAACCTATAGGCCGGATGGTCGCGGCGTTTCTCTCGATTGTCGTCTGGCGTTCGCTCGTAGATGTTGAGTGAGACGCGGGCAACGTCGCTTGAGATTATGTTTGTTGCCGCGAAAACGCTGCTGTATGTTAACGCCGTCGATTCAGTCACGCGAACGCCGCTGTCATTGCGACGATTGCCGAAGCTCTCAAAGAACACGTCTTGAGGATTCGAAAGCGAGTTTCGGTAGTCCAGGTTGAGCGGCGTAACGCCGTCAGGCGATAGCAGGTAATCCATTCGCGAAGCCCTCAAAAGATTTGCGGAATTGCTGGTTCGTTACTGGGCATCATTGCCTCGCGGATTGCCATGATTGCCGCAACTATGCCGTCGATTTTGTCTTGGGATTTGTCTTTGACTGGTCGGACGTTGTTGTTCGCGTCGGTTGCCACAACGACGTTGGAGGCCATCCAGCGGAGGGCGTCGTTGCCGTCGTGGACAAGCTTCTTCGTCAGCACCAGGTCGAGTAGTGCGCGGGTCGGCTCTGTGAAGTTGGTCATCGTCTGCGGGAACCGGATAAGCGAGTCGGGCGGAAATCCGGCTTGCTCGAGCTGGTCGGTTATCTCGCGGCTACGGTAAGGGTCAAACACAATCGAGCGGACGCCATAGGTTTCGATGATTTCGAGCAGCTCCGGCAGCAAAACTCGCGAGTTGACGCTTTCGCCCTCGAGCTTCTTAATAAAACCCTGACTGGCCCAGTTGTACAAAACCCGCTTGTCTTCCTCAGCTCGTTGGCTCGCCGATTCGCTCGGCATAAACAAGAACGACTTAATGTAGATTTTGTCTTCGTGTTTGGCGGCCAAGACGGCCGCCGGAACGTCTCGCGTTTCCGCCAGGTCAAGGCCCAGATGCCAGTCGAGCGGCTCGTCTGGAATTTCTCCCGCGCAAGCGTCCCAGGCCGACATAGGCAACCATCGGACGTCTTGCTCCGTCCATTGGTTCAGGAACAAGTTGCGAAACGTGTTTTCGTAAGCAACCGACGCCTGGGCTTTTGTGCATTCTTGCCGCAGGTAATCCAGGCGAACGGTTTGCCCAAGGGACGGGTTCGCCTTCTTCCAGGTTTCCTCGGCTGTCCAGTCGGCGTCGGGAGAAGCCGCAAAGATGCAAGGGTAAAACGTCGGGTCGCGGTCGTTGCCGTTTAATACTGCCTTGGCTTGCTTGTGGAGCTCGAAGCAAATGCTCGAGCGGTCGCTTCCGGCCGTTGTGATGGCGACAGTTAACGGCTGCGTTCGCATACCGCGGCTGGTCTGCAACGTGTCCCAGAGTTTACGGTCTGGCTGGTTGTGTAGCTCGTCAAAGATGATGCCGTGAGCATTGAGGCCGTGGGCGTCTTTGTCGTCTCGAGGAATAGCTCGGTAAAAGCTGTTGTTTGCCTCGTAGTAAATCGTTCGCGTTGTGTCGCGAACCTTTAGGTATGTTGAAAGTGCCGAATCCGCTCGCACCATTTGCGAAGCCATAGCAAAGACGAGCGAGGCTTGCTTGAGCGTAAACGCTGCCGAGTAAACCTGGGCTCCTGGTTCCTTATCGCCAACCAAAAGCCACAACGCCAGGCCGGCCGCGAATTGCGACTTGCCGTTTTTGCGGGGAACCTCGATATAGGCCGTCTTAAACCGTCGCAGTCTAGTCTCAGGGTCGAGGGTGCCGAACAAGTCAAAGACAATTTGCTTTTGCCAGTCGAGCAGCTCAAAAGCCTGGCCGGCATGAGTTCCTGTGCCATGCTTCAAACAACGCGCGTAAAAGTCGCAGACGAGGTCGGGCTTCGAGCGGTCGTATAGCCAACCGTCGATAACGTCGGGTTCGTCGGGCCAATCTTTAAACGGCAGAGAAAGCATAAATGACGCTCGTGGGTCTATTGGTTAACCAAAGAACTTCTGCTTGGCTTTGTCTTCGATTTGCTGGCGTTCCAGTTTGATACCGGCGCGGCTTGATGGTGTAAGGCCGAACTCTTGCTCGAGTTTGAGAAGCTGCGGGCCGAGAGTATTTAACAGGTTAGCTTGCGGTAGCAACTGGACGCCTTTCAGATTTCCGTCTTTATCGCGAACCGGGAACGTCTCGCCGTTCTTGCGGACGAACTCGGCGGCAGTCCAGAAGCGGACGTAAGTGTAAGCGTATCGCTCAATGCTTTTGCCGTCTGTGATTGCTAGAACGCCCATAGAGTCGAGCTTATCAACGATGTAATCCCAGACCTCAAGTTCTAAGTCGTTTAGATTGTCGGGACGCTCGGGCAGTCCGGGGGGGGAGACGGGTTCTTTCCCGCGTTCGTACTTGGCGTGCTTTGAACCGGCAAGCTTAAGCGTCGCGAGTGGCTTTCTGTTGTTAGGCATCGAGCTTTGCCTCCTTCCCTGTCAAGTTCTGCCAACGTTCAACGATGACGTCGCAGTATTGCGGTGACAGTTCCATGCCATAGCATTTGCGACCTAGTTGCTCTGCTGCGATGAGGGTTGTGCCGGAGCCGAGGAAGGGGTCGTAAACTTTCTCGGCCGTGTGATTGCGAATTGGTCGCGCCATACACTCGAGCGGCTTCTGAGTTGAGTGGCCCGTTTCGTTTTTATTGTTTTTGTCAATGCCCCAAACAGTCGTCTGGGACCCGCCGCCAATCCACCCCACCGACGCATTTGCTCGAATCGCATACCAACACGGCTCGTGCTGGTGATGATATAGGCCAAGCGACGCAACCTGTTTTTTATTGATTCCGTATGGAAGTGGGGCAGCGTGTCCCTTGTCCCAAATGATAAGTGAACGCGGAGTCAGCCCGACTGCCTCCAGCGAAGCGAATACCCTGCCCGTAAAACGGTCAGCGTGATAAACATAGGCCGCTGCGCCGCGAAAGTGCCGCAAAGATTCTGTCCAATCTGCGCGAATGTCATTTTTTACCATGCCCAGCGCTCCTGACAGCTTCCTGTTGCTATCTACAATCCTTCGACGCTTCGGGTCATATTCCACGCCATACGGAGGGTCTGTGACCATCAGGCTCGGCTCGGCTCCATCGAGGAGCCGCTCGACATCATCCGCGCTGGTCGAATCACCGCAGAGCAAACGATGGTCGCCCAGCAGCCACAAGTCGCCAGGCTGCGTTGTGGGATCATCAGGCACCTCTGGTACTTCATCTTCGACAACATCAGTTGTGTCTAGTGTGGACAGTATCTGCTCCAGTTCTTTGCCTTTGTAACCTGCGGCTGCTTGAAGCTCGTCGTCTAAGCCTTGCAAACTGGCGGCCAAAACGTCGTCGTCCCATTCGGCAAGCTCTGCGGTGCGGTTGTCAGCGATAGCAAACGCCGTCGCCTCGGCGCTTTGCAGGTCTGTGAAGACTACGTCTAGGGCAGTCCAGTTGAGCGAACGAGCCGCTTCGAGTGTACCGTTTCCGGCTCGTACAACATTGGATGAGTCGACGACGATTGGCTTTTGTTGGCCGAACCTCTGAAGACTGGCGGCGATAGATTTGATGTTACGAGCTGAATGTTTGCGAGCGTTAGCCGGGTCTGAGTGGAGCGAGTCGAGGGACACGGATTGAACTTGCATAGCAAAAGTCCGAAGTTAAACGATGCGTAAAAAGTTGCCGGAAATCGGCCGGAAAAAAAGTACGCGGA